CTCGAATGGACGTATTCAAAACGTAATTGTTCAGAATCGTGGTTTAAATTATACAAAAGCCAATGTGATATTCACAGACATTACAGGCGGTAATGGTTCTGGTGCAGCTGCTTTAATCTCACTTGCGCCACAAAATGGCCATGGTTATGATCCAATAGAAGAGCTTTCAGCCAACACTATTATGTTGAATGTTGATTTTGCCGGTAATGAGTCTGGTGATTTTCCAGCAGAAAATGAATTTAGACAAATTTCATTGATTAAAAATCCATACGTTTTTGGAACATCAACCTTGGCTTCAGGTCAACTATATAATGTATACACAAAGATTAACGTTTCTCCAGGTATTGGCGATTTCAATAATGATGAGTATGTTTACCAAGGTGATTCAATAGAAACCGCAACATTTTCAGCACAAGTTATTTCGTTTGATGAACTTACGAATAACTTATTCTTAAATAACATATTAGGAACATTTCAGTCGAACGCAACCATCAAGGGTAATTTGAGTGGTGCAATTCGAGTTGGTGTTTCAAAAGCAGATCCGGAATTAAATTTATATTCTGGTAAAACACTAATGATTATAAATCAGCAACCTTTGACTAGGGATCCTGACCAGACGGACCGAATTAAATTTATATTGAGTTTCTAACGAGGAATACATGACAACTCTTTTCAACTACGACCCATATTTTGATGACTTCGATGAAGACAAGAACTTCATGCGTGTCTTATTCCGACCTGGATATGCAGTTCAAGCCAGAGAATTAACTCAAGCACAAACCATCCTTGCAAACCAAATTGAAAAATTTGGTAATCACATCTTTAAGAGTGGTAGTCCAATCGTTGGTGGTAAAATCTCACTTGATGACCGAGCATATTATATTCAATTAAACACTCAATACAGTGGTGAAGATATTGTATTGGAAAACTGGTTGAATAAAACAATCATTGGTTACAACACAACTAAAATTGTTCGTGCTAAGGTTATATCAATCGATAATACCACAACGAATCCTATTTTGGTTGTTAAATATCTGAGTGGTGAAAAATTTGTTGAATCTGACGAAATAAAAATTTCTGGCCAAAACATTTTTGCACAAGCTTTGGCAACAAATGCTGTTGGTCGTTCATATGTTGCCAGCATACAAGAGGGTGTATATTATTTCAAAGGTCAATTTGTAAAAGTATTACCTGAATTTTTAGTACTTGAGACATTCTATCGTTTAGGTTACGACACATCAACAATTAACGTATTGCCATCATATAAGATTGGTATCGAATTTGACCAAGAAATTTATGATGAGATTGATGATTCTTCATTATTAGATCCTGCTCAAGGTTCATTTAACTATCAAGCACCTGGTGCCACACGTTCAAAACTTATAACACGACTATCAAAACGCACATTAGATTCAGCAGACGAATCCGCATTTTTTGAGGTTATTCGTGTCGTTGATGGTGTTAAAACTAAAGAAGTTGCATATCCAATTTACAGTGAAATTGAAAAGACTTTGGCCAGAAGAACTTTTGATGAATCTGGCAACTACACAGTTGATCCATTCGTATTAACATTAGAAGAAGAATATGCAAATCGTGCTAACAACAACTATGCTGATCCAGATTACTTCAGTGTAATTTTAGATCCAGGTAAAGCATATGTTGCTGGACATGAATTCCAAACAATTGCACCAACTAAGATTGGTGTCTATCGTGGTCGTGCAACCGCTAATGTTGCAGATTATGACATACCTACAAATTACTCAAGTTATGTTGTTGTTGAAAATGTTCAAGGTACAACAAACCTCGATATTACTACATTCCCAACATTAGATATTCACTGTGTGCCTAAACAATATATTGATAAACAAGGTACAGCATATTATAATTCCACAAAAATTGGTACGATTCGTGTTAATAACATGAAGTACAATGGTGCAACGACAACAACATTAGGTTCATCACATACACACAGACTGAATGTTTTTGAAGCAAACACCACACCAATCATTGGTAACCTTGCTTCTTCCGGTAATTCATCCGCAAACGTTAAGTTGCCGGCCGCATGGTGTACAACATTACAAGCAAATTCTTATCAAGGAATGTATTTCCACATCACTGATGGCGCAGGTGCCGATTTGGCGCCAATTAGAATTGAATCTTCTGGCTCAGATTTCATTAGATTAGATTCCAGTTTAACATTTACTCCATCTTCAAATGCATTCACAATTGAATCTGGTTTCTCTGGTGCAGAATCTTTAGTCATTCGTTCTGGTGGTGCATTGCTTTGGGGTGGTGATGTTAATGTTGAATCAAGAGATTCTTCAGGTGATGCTTATATTACAGAAAAGAATAAAGATAGTTTGTTGTTTGCAATTCCTTTTGAGGCTTTAAAAGAAGGAACAATTACAAACTTTGATTTCTTTGCGAATAAAGTTTACGCAAACAAGTTATCGGACGGCGGCGGTGTAATCACAATTTCCACTGTTGGTACAGATACGTTTGCTTTTGCTGGATCAGGCGGCGTCTTAGGTGACACTGCTATCCTCGAAAACATTGTCTGTTTGGTTCGTTCCGACACTTCTACAACAAATTCGGCATCAGGTATTGCCGCAAACACCATTTTATCATTGGCTAATAACTTATTTACGGTTACTGCTGTCAATAGCACAACAATTCAGGTTGACTTGAATACTGCTGCAATTCGTTGTGATTTTATTATTAAAACGAAAGTTAATCAAGCTGAAGATGGTACAAACGGTGCAATCAGAACAAAGTCTTTATATCCAACAAACGATTATTTTCACACAAGAGTTCCATATGTATTGGATGATGCAGATGCTTTAAACGTTGGCAATACAGGCACGGTTACCGCTATTACTGGCGGCTATGTTTTTCCAAGTATTGGTGTAACATACTATGATACAGAAACTATTGGTGGTTCTTCTCCAATGAACAAACTTAAAACTCCTGGCGTTCCAGTTAGTTTACAAGTAGCTGACGTTTATGAAATTGTTAAGATTATTGATTCAAAAACAAACACTGCCAATATTACAATGTCAATGTTGACTAATCCAGCACACGATGTAACTGACCACTATGAATTGGATAATGGTCACAGAAAAACACATTATGACCATGCAACAATTAAATTGAAACGTGGTTATAGTTCACCAACTGGTTCATCATTGTTGATTCAGTACAAATATTTTAATCACGCCAGCGCACCATCTCCACAAAATAATGGTTTGTTTACTGTTGATTCTTATACCGGTTCAACTAATCTAACATATAATCAATTACCAAGATTCTTCAACCGTGAAGATGGTAAAATTATTTCATCACGTGCAGCATTAGATTTTAGACCAACTAGAGATGTTGCAAGTACAGTATTAACAGGTGCAGTTAATCCTGATCCAGATTCTTTGGCTGAATTGTCTTTTGAATATTATTTGCCAAGAATTGACCAGATTGTTGTCAAACCTTCACAAGAACTTTCAATCATCAGTGGTAAACCTGATGTTACGCCTATTGCACCACCAGTTGGTCCAGAAGATTTACATCTTTATACAATGTTTGTGCCTGCATATACTGAGAGTGTTAAAGACATTCGTGCCGACTTTAAAAATAATAAACGATATACAATGAAAGACATTAGTGCTTTTGATTCCAGAATTAGAGGTTTGGAATACTATGTGTCGTTGAATACGTTGGAAAGAAATGCAAATGATTCTAAAGTATTGGATGCTACAGGATTAGAACGATCAAAATATGGTATTTTAGTTGATAACTTCTCTGATAATTCTGTACAAGCAACATATGGTGATGCTGGTTTTGATAATCGATGTATGGTTGACAATGGTTTATTAAAACCGGCTTCGTTGATGCGTACAGTTAAGATGATTTGGAATCAAGCTGCTTCTTCTGGTTCATATCGTGCCGTTGGTTCTGGTGATAAGAAATCCTTGATGATGGATTACACATCATTACCATTTGCTCAACAAGACTCCGCAACAAAGAGTGTGGGTGTCGCCAGTGCTTTATATGGTGCATTTAGAGGAAACATGAAACTGTTTCCCGAATATACAGCAGAAGCTGATACAGAATCAACAGCTAAAGTTACACTGAATTCAATGCAGGGCATCGAAAACCCATTTAACTTTTTGAATAATTCATTTAAATATATTTCAGACCAGAACCCAACTTGGAACAATGATTCAAATAATCCATTCGGTAAAACCATTGATTCGAAATGGTACGAAACAGTTTCAGATTCAAGTTCAGTAAAAGTAACAAGTAGTGGTCCTGGTTATGATTTGAAGGATGCTGATTTTGGAACATTACAGACTACAACAAATAGTGTATACATCAAAAAAGGTGCTCAATACACACAACAACTTCTTGCTGCTCCAACTACAAGTATTGTTGATCTTGGCAATTATGTAACTGATGTTTCAATTAATCCATATTTAAAACCAAGAGCAATATCTTTTGTTGGCGATTCATTACGACCAGACGCAAGATATTATGCTTTCTTTGATGGTGTGTCTGTAGATAATTATGTTGTTGTTCCAAATAGAATTAAAACAACTATTGGTATTTCTACAAATGGATTTCAACCAGGTGAACTTGCGGTTATTGGTGATGACCAAAATCAAGCTGCAACATACTTGACAAATTATAAAGCTCGTTCCGGAACTTATAAACTTGTTCGAATTATTAATGCTGACACCGGAAGAAATGTATCTTTAATTAATGAAACAGGCGTTTCACTACAAGGTAAATATATCAAGGGTGTTAATTCGGAATCAATACGATACATTGAAACTCTAGAAGAACACAAATCTGGTGTAACACGTGCCGTTGGTGCCACAACTATTACTTTGGCTGCAGATGCACCATCGTTCAATATTGCTGACTCTGCCAATACTAATGTGTTGTACCTTGTGAGATCAATTGGTACTACTGCTGAAGAACAACAAGGCATTGTTGAGAGTACCGCTTCAGGTGCAACTGTTTCTGGTGCAACATTTAATGTTATTGCTTACAATACATCAACAAAAGTTGCAACTGTGCAACAAACAACATCATCAACACAAAGAAGTTTGAGTTGGTCTTACTCTTTAGGTTCAAATAAATCCACTTCAACTGGCGATGTTGGTGGTGTTTTATATCCACCTAGAGCTACATTTAGAACAGGTGAACGTGTATTGCGTATTACCGAGTCATTCAATAACACATATGATAAAGATGCTATTTCATTCACTGAAACTTCTTTTGTATCATCTGGTGTTGCTCTTAAGAAAACAAATCTTCTTAATACTGTTTATAATTTTGCAACTTCTGCCAAATTTACAGGTGAAACGACTTCTAAAGTTCTAACAAGTTCTACCACATCATCAGTTCTAACAAGTACTGGTTATAACCCACCGCCGGCCGCAGAAAGCAAAACTCCAGTTGCCGTTGTTGACCAAGCAGTTGTTACTAATGTTGTTTCAGTACCATATGAGGATCCATTGGCTCAAACATTCTATGTTGATCCTGAAAAATATCCACTAGGTTTGTTTGCTGAAAGCATTGATTTATTCTTCAGTGCTAAAGATGATACTTTGCCAGTTACTGTTCAAATTAGACCAACTGTTAATGGCGCACCATCTTCAAATTTTTGGTATCAAGAATCTGTAACAACAAAAAAACCAGAAGAAGTAAATGTTTCTTCTTCACCGAGTGTTGATGTTACTTCAACAGCTACTAAGTTTACATTCCCATCACCTGTGTTTTTGAGTCCAGGTTTGTATGCGGTGGTTATTTTGTCTAATAGTCCAGATTATTTAATGTGGGTCGCTGAAAAGGGTGCATTGACAACAACAAATAAAACTGTGTCTACAAACCCATACGTTGGTACTTTGTATAAATCACAAAACTCAATGGAATATGTTCCATTTTTAAATGAAGATTTGATGTTTACATTGAATCGTTGTAAGTTTGAAACAGGTACATCTGCATACTTCAGTTTGGATTCAGAGAAGCCACCAAAAACATACTACGTTGACAAGTTTAGATTGTTGGAAACATCAATCAAACCAACTTCAGATTTTCCTGTTGCATCTAATTATTATTTTGTTTCAACACCAGTTGATGGTGCCAAAGAGACTCAATATAGAAGTTTAATTCCACAAATTAAATATGATTGTGGTTTAGATAGTAAGTACGCACTTGGTTCTAGAAGAAAAGAATTGGTAGATAAAGGTGACTTCACAGTTAAGTACCAAATTTCAACAAGTACGGATACTATTTCTCCAATCGTATCATTAGAAAGCTTGCACTTAAACGTTTTTGAAAATTTCATTGATAATGCAGAAATTGATATTGAAGACTTCAATATTATTAGTCCTGGTTCAGGTTATGCAAATTCAAATACTATCACTATTAATTCATCTTCGGGTGAAGGTGCAACAGTTTTCATGTCGTGTGATGGTGTAAAAGGTAACGTTCTTTCATTGAATGTTTCTTCATCTGGTTTTGGTTACTTGGATGATTTTACAATTTCTTTTCCAAATGCAAATACTACTGCAAACGTTACTTCAAACGCAACGATTGTATTAAATTCTGAATATGACAGTACTGCTGGTCCTTGTTTGGCCAAATACATCACTAAACCAGTTGTTCTTGCTGATGGTTTTGACGCAGGTGATTTGCGTGTCTATATGGCAGTTAATAAACCATCAGGCACAGATGTTATAGTATTCTATAAATTGTTGTCTTCATCAGATTCGACAGCGTTTAGAGATAGACGTTATCAGAAAATGGAATGTTTCAATCCAACAACAAGTGTTTCTGTAAATGAATCTGATTTCTTTGAATTTGAATTCAGACCTTCGTTAACATTAGATTCGGCAACATATACATCCGATAATGGTGTGACTTACGATACATTCAAAACATTTGCAATTAAGATTGTTATGATTTCTTCTGATCCAGCTGTTGTTCCGTCTGTCAAAGATTTGCGAATCATTGCTTTACCAGCAGGTTGATAAGATGCAAGTAAAAGTTGAAGGAACAAATTATGTTAAGGATATGAGCAACAAGGCTCTACTTAATACCAATAAAAGTGCTATCTTAGAAAATGAAGCTAGGAAGAAAATAAGACAAAATTTATTGTCTAAAAATGAAGAAATAAATACATTAAAAGAACAAGTATCTTCGATGAATGATGACCTTAGTGAAATTAAAAACTTGTTAAAAACATTACTAGAAAAAAAGAGTTAAAGGTTAACGATGCCAACGACTACTATACCAACGATTGCCAGAAGCGATACCATTGACCAGTGGAGAATTCAGACCAACAAATCAGCAACAGATTTGAATGATTTGGGGTTCAACACATATAACAAAGACCAAGGTCAATTACTAATCTCCAATACAGCAAATGTCTCTATTACGGCATCAGGTACTCCACTTTCGGTGGCAAATAATGTACTATTTCAAAGTAACTTAACCCTCGCCAACAATATGTTTTTGGGTGTTGTTGGTGCGGCAACCGGTAACTTAATTGCAGGTGGAACAATCAGAGTAACAGGTCCAGGAACAGCATTAAATGTAGCCAATAACGTCTTGGTTGGTGCGGATGTTCAAGTTGTTAACAATGTATATGTGCAGAACATTACTGCAAACGGCAACGTGTCAGTTACCCGAAATATTACGAGTGCTGGTGTGTTGAGAATGACTGGTATAGCAAATGTCATTTATGCCAACACAGGCACGGCAACTATTAATCGTGTCTTAAGTACTTACGTGTATGCTGATGATGTATTTACTCCAAACTTGACAGCTGCTGTGGCCACAATTGGTGTATTGAATTATTTGCCATATGCAAACATTGGTACAATCGATAACAATTTATTAAATTCCAATGATATTAATTCGAACACATTAGATACAACATATGGTAATGTTACTGTATTGGTAGCAAGAACTTCTGCAAACTTGGTTACACTAACATCAAATGTTGCAACAGTTAATACTGGTACTGTGCAGAATCTTGTTTCTACGAATTCTACAATTACAAACGGCATCATAACTACTGGTAATGTTATCACCTTGTCATCTAATGTTGCTACAATTAATACATTGACTACATTAGTTGGAACTACAATTACTGGTAACGTTGTGACACTCACTTCAAACGTTGCAACAGTTAATACTGGTACAATACAAACATTGTTATCAAGTAATGCTAATGTTACAAATGCTTCAATTACATATTTGTCGTCTTCAAATACAATTACAGCCAACACATTAATTTCAAATAACATTGAAGTTTCTACTGCTAATGCTGCATGGATCAATGTGTCAAATAATTTGAGTGTTAAAACTGGTGGTGCAATTCGTGTTTATGCAAATACAGTAGAAGATGAAGTATTGACAGTTGATGGTAAAACAACTTTGCAAACAACATATATTCGTGGTAACATTGCCGTTGAGGGTATATTTACTGCGTTAGGTAATGTTGAGTATGAAGTTAGTGAATTTACATTAAACGCAAACACAACAACAAATGTTGATGCAACAATTCGTAACAATCGTGTTGTTGGCACAGATGCTTTGATTCGTTGGGATGAAACCGATGACCAATGGAAAGTTTCTAAAGGTAATACATACTCAAGTTTGTATGGCATTTTGGATGCAAGTTTCTTAAATGCAACAGTAACAAGCAATAGTACTGCAAACGTTGCAACACCAAGTGCAGTTAAGGCCGCATATGATACAGCAGTTTTTGCTGGTGGTTACGGTAATAGTGCTTATACTTTGGCCAATACTGCCAATCAAACTGCAACATCAGCTTCATCATATGCCAATGGTGCATTCACTGCCGCAAACACTGCAAATACATTCTTAATCAGCACATCAGCAATTGTTGGTAATGTTGCAAACCTTGCTTTGAATTTGGCGACAACTGCGAACGCAAATTCTAATTTGGCATTCTTTCATGCTAATGCTGCGTTTACTTTAGCTAATACAATTTCTTCTAGTTCGATTGATCCTATAGCTAGAGCTAATGCTATAACTGGATTAGCTCTTGCTGAAACGGCAAACAATAATGCAAGGTCTGCTGGTTCTTATGCCAACGGTGCATATGGTGTAGCTAATACGGCATTAACTAATGCTGGAAATGCTGATACTAAAGCAACCACCGCAAACACTAATGCAGCATTAGCTAACACTGCAGCTGCTTCCGCAAATACATTAGCTGGTACTGCTTGGACATTAGCTAACGTTGCAAATACAACAGCTACGATTGCAACCACACTTGGAAATGGCGCAGTACAAAAAATATCTGCATCATCACAAACTATCGAGAGTGATTTAACAATTAATGGCAATGTTACAATACCAAAAGAAAAAAAATTAATTAGTTATAATGCTGAAGTTTTTGGTGATATTCGTGCTAACGGAGGTTTTGTAATAGTCAATAACGGATTGCTTACTGGCACTGCTCCATCACAAAACGGTGGTATCAAAGTATTTCGTGGTTCTTCAACCGCCATGGAGATTAGATGGAACGAAAACATAAGTCCTCCAAGATGGCAGTACAGTGACCATACTGCTGTTTTCTATGACTTTAATGCCGCAAGTGTGTTAGCAGCAAAAGCAACTAATATTGCTGGTGGTTCTGATAGAAGAATACCGGTGCAATCTGGAGCTGATACAACAACATTCATCGATGCACCAACAACAGCCAATCGATATTTGCAATGGACTGGATCAGGATTTGCTTGGGCGGATGCTATCACACCATTGACCAATTTGAGTGCGAGCAATTTAACATCAGGAACTGTGCCAACTGCTAGAATGTCTGGCGAATATCCAATTTCAATTAGTGGTAAAGCAGCAACATCAGGTAATGCAGACACAGTTAGTAATGGTGTTTATTTAACTGGTAGTTATTCTAATCCTGGTTTTATTGCCAGTTTAGCGTATAGTAAATTAACTGGTGCACCAACTATACCAACTTTAACAAGTCAGTTAACAAATAACAGTGGATTTGTTACGGGTACTCCATGGACTAGTCAAGGTTATGTGACTTCGGCTGTCACATCGGTTGGATCAGGAAATGGTTTAACTGGTGGTACAATTACTTCTACTGGCACATTAAGTATGAGTGGTTCATACACCGGCACTTTTTCTGTTACTGGTTCAATCACTTCTAGTGGTAATGTTACTGCTTTCTCTGATAGAAAACTTAAAGATAACCTTGAGAAAATTGGTGATGCTCTTGCAAAAGTTAGACAAATTACTGGTTATACATATACCAGAAAAGACCTCTCCGATAAAGCAAAGAGACATACTGGTGTTATCGCTCAAGACGTTGAAGTAGTTTTACCTGAAGCTGTTGAAGAACACAATGGAATTAAAGGTGTTGCTTATGGTAATATGATGGGACTAGTTTTTGAAGCTATCAAAGAGTTAGACGATAAATTAGAGGAAATCAAGAAACAACTGAACAAATAAAACTTATTGTGCCCCTATTCATTATAAATAAGTAAAAGTAAGGAGTTTCTTGTGGCTGAATTTGTAGAACTAACCATCGATCAAGGTGCAACATTTAATACTGTCATTACTGTCAATGACGGTACCGGCGTAGGTCAAAACCTTGTTGGTTATATTGCTCGGTCACAAATGAGGAAATCATATTATTCCTCTTCAAAAAGTTCATTTAATGTAACGGTTTCAACACCAAATATTGGTGAAATCACCATGGCCATGACTGCAGCCAATACTGCAAATCTTACACCTGGTAGATATGTTTATGATGTAGAAATTGATAATAATTCTGGAGAAGTTACCAGAATTTTTGAAGGTATCATAACCGTTCTACCTAACGTAACGAGATAAAAATGGCAATACAAGTACAAGTAAAACCACAAAAAACAACCATTTCATCTGTAACAGTTGCACGAACAGCAAATATTAATTTGTCACAGTTGAACAACGTTGAAACACAAGGTGCTTTAGATGGCCAAGTGTTAACATATGAAGCTGGATCAGGAAAATATGTTGTCAAGGATGTACCCACAGTTAGAGGCGGTACGTTCTAAGTGTCAACCATAATCATAACCAAATATTCGGTATCTAATACCGCACCAACTCCAGGACTATTAGATACTGGTGAATTTGCATATTCGTTTGTTTCCAATAAGATGTTTATTGGTAATGCAAATGGTTCTTTTGATGTTATTGGTGGTAAATATTATGCAGACTTAATTGAAGCACGAACAAGTGCGGCAACAGCAAATACTATAGTTAGTCGTGATGGAAACGCAAACATCAGTAGCAATACGTTTATTGGTAATTTGCGAGGTATTGCAAACACTGCAAACGCATTTACTACTCCAGTAAATTTAAACTTTTCTGGTCATGTATATGGTAATGTGATTGTTGGTGATGGTGAATCTAATCCTGCGACCGACATATATTTAAATGATATTATTACTGGTGGAGTTTTTGGTAATTCTACACACATTCCAGTTATCTCGGTTGATTCCACTGGTAGAATTATTAATGTTGCAAATGTTCAAATTGTCACACTAGATAGTTTTGACAAAGCAAATTCTGCGGCTAACACGGCCAACGCAGCCTTTGCAGCTGCTAATGTTTTAAATCCAACCAGCATACAAACAATATCCAATACAGCTAATGCTGCATTGGCTTTGGCAAATTCTTCTTATATTCACGTTAATAGTGTATATAATTTAGCAAACACAATTAACACCAACGCATTATCTGCAGGCGTTTATGCTAATGCAGCTTTCCTGGCTGCAAACAATGCAGTTGATCCTTGGGTTAGAGATGCTGCAAATTCAGCAAGTTCTTATGCAAATGGCGCTTTTCTTGCGGCTAATACTGTTGCCAATACTGCGGCAACTGCAAACACGCAAGCAAATCTTGCGTTTAATACCGCACAAGCAACTTCGAATTTAGTAGTATCGTTATCCAATACGATATCAATATTATCAAATTCGGTATCATTAGCATACAACACCGCACAAAATACTGCAACTGACGTTGTTGTTGTTGGTTCTTATGCAAATTCAGCTTACATACAAGCTAACGCTGCATTCACAAATTCAAATACAAAACTTTCAGCATCTGGTGGTACAATTGCTGGCAGTTTAGTTGTCACTGGTAATCTAACTGTATCTGGTAACTTAACTTATATTGACTCCACTCAGTTAAACATTGGTGATAACATCATCACATTGAATGCTGATTTAGGACAATCTGCTACTCCAACACAGAATGCAGGTATTGAGATTGAACGTGGTATTGAACCAAATGCATCTATTACTTGGGATGAAACTGGTAATAGATGGTTATACAGTGATGGCAATAACTCTATTCAAATTGGTGCCGCAAGTGATGGTGACTATGCCAACTCAGCATATTTACAAGCTAATGCGGCATTTGCTGTTGGTTCTGTTGTAACAATTTCTGCAGAAGCGGCTTTCGCTCATGCCAATCTTGCCAACAATAGAGCAGTTGTTTCTGGTAACTATGCTAATGCAGCTTACATACAAGCAAATACTCCGAGTTTTGTTGCCAACTCAGCTTGGTCACACGCTAATGCAGCTTTCGCAGCTGCAAATACTTTAAGTCCTACATTTTCCCAAGCGGCTTTCAACCAAGCAAATACTGCAAATACAATTGCGGCCACGGCTGACCAACGTGCTTTAACTTCTGGTTCATATGCTAATGCAGCATTTATAAAAGCAAATACAGTAACGTTGGCTTACAATCACGCCAATGCTGCTTTTATTCAAGCAAATACTGGTGTACAGTCTTCACAATTTGCAAATGCGGCTTTTTCTCAGGCTAATACTGCAACATTAATTGGTTTGGCTGCATACGCAAAAGCAAACTCAGTTATTGATTTAGCAACAGGTATTCAAGCCCTAAATCACGCCAACGCTGCTTTTGATGGAGCCAATCTATCATTCACTATTGCAACAAGTGCTTTTGCATACGCCAATAGTTTATCTGTTACTGCTGTTGATACTTTTGCCAGAACACATACAAACTCAGCTTTTGAAAATGCAAATACTGTTGGTCGATATGCCAATGCTGCTTATGTGCAAGCAAATACTGCAACAACTGCAGCTGCACAGGCCGACCAACGTGCTGTTACATCTGGTGATTATGCCAACTCAGCATTCATAACTGCTAACACAAAACTTTCCGCTGCTGGCGGCACTGTATCTGGTGACTTGACAGTTTCTGGCAACTTAACTATTAATGGTACTACTGCAAGATTTAGTGTGC